TTCTATAACAACCCATTGGCTCCAAAAATCATAAGGTTTATTATTTTTTTTACTTTTACCAACCTTATGTTCTGGTGGGTCAGTATAGACAACTTTGCCTTCGATTTCGATATTGCTCATACCGACATCGAGATTATCAATTCCGCTAATCTTCATTACATTTCCCTCCCTAACTTATTATTTTTACGCTTCCATTCATATCTCAAGTAGCTATTATTCTCATCTACCCCGAATAGCTTTTCCAACTTCACTTCACTTCTTGCCCTTAGCCACTGTAGTTCTTCTTCTATTGTATTGCCATTTTTCATTGCTTTAAATTTTGCGATTGATTTTAAACTCATAATAAGTCACCTCCGCCAGGTAACTTATACTCGAATTTCGGGTCTTGTGGAGTAATGGTTAGCCCTTCATCGCATACATCATCATGGGTAATAATTCCATCAGCGTAATCCTTTTTCAATTGTGCTTTCTTAAATTCTTCAACTACCTTGATATACCTTTCTCGTCGTTCCTCATTTTCTTTAGCCCACCTAATTAATTTAGGAATATCATAATTCCACTTATCAGGCATCTTTTTAAAATGTGCCCAGCCACCTTGAGAAATATCAATCTTTTTTTCTCCTGTTTCTTTCTTAAATTCTGTAAGTGCCGCTTTTGCGTGTATTGTCTTATTTATAATTATTTTGTCGAGCTTATTTATTTCCTCATTATTAGACTGGCATAGTTCCTCATTCTTTTCTTGAAGCATTAAAATTTTTATTTTACATTTCCTAACTTCAAGTAAATCTTCTTCAGTCAATTTTTTGTAGTCGAAAGTTTTAGTAACCATTTATTTTTCCTCCCCTTCATTTATTTCTTACCACTTAAACTTACGATAAAAACGCCCATTTGTATAATCTTTATATCGCCCCCTTTTTTTATTTTCTTTCTGTAGTAGCCAGATTTGCCTTACTATCCGCAAGCAGATTAGTGCAAATATAATAGTTAAGGCAGTAATCATTTCGTGCGGCATTTTAAGCCTCCTATGCTTTAATTTCTTTTAACAATTTTTCTACAGCAATTCTGATAAATTGTGAAACTTTTAGTGGCATTTTAATATTATCAATCTGATAATTTTTTGAAGCATTAACTATTTCTTGCTTCTTTTCTGTTGTTACTTCAAATCCGATAATTGCTTTTGTCATACCTGATCCTCCTTTCTTATGATATCCTCATCAGTACAGGCTCTACCTGCAGACCGGGAATATATCCCGGTTGCGTCTATTAATCTTTTGCAACTTTCTGCACTTGCATAATTATCGTAATGTTCTTGGTCAACCCAGAGTAATTTCCCTCGATTAGTAATGTATTCTGGATTCATTCCCTCATCAATTCTTTTTTGTTCTGCTTCGCTAATTTTCATTTTTCAAATCCCCCTTTTTTTATTTACCTAATTATATTATAGAAAGGTTTTTTTTAAATTATTTACAATTATTTTTATTTATTTTTATTTAAGCAGAAAACAATATTATAGCTAACCTCTGTAACCGTTGATATATAACGATTACAGAAAAAACCCTCATAACATCACTAGATTGCCCTTTTTAGAGTAATATTGCTTTTTACATACAATCATAAGCGGATTTACCAACTTTAGCAAGGATTTTTACACCAGAAGCAGATTATTTGATTATTGAGGGAATTAAAATGTGGGTTATCTATAAACAGAAAAAGCCGGTAGCTAACCGACTTCTTCTGCAGGAGGAAAAAAAAATGAAAAGCTGTACATAATCCGGCTACAGCCACCGGGGGGAGGTAATTATCTATCCCTAATAAATCTATCTATCTCATCTCGCATTTCCTGATCTAACCTTTTTGCAAATCCTTGATTATCTTTATCTTGTTTCCACATTGCTATATATTCAGCATGCTTTAAAAATATTCCTCTATTTTTAAATATTGTTATTATCTTATTTTCTTGATTAGTCTTAATTAAGTAAAGGGTAAGCCAGGCTACTATTGCCAACCTGGCTTTTAATATTTCTTTTTTACTTGGTTTTATATAGGGTTTTTTGGCTCATAGGTTTTAATTGCAGCTAATACTCTATAAAATACTTCATTATCAATTTCGGTCGAACTTGCCACGATTTTAGTTTCAATTAATTCCAAAACATAATGAACGCCCTTTTCGCCTAAAGCACCTAATGCTTTTAGAACTATTAAAATTATATTTTCCATTACTTTTTCACCTCCTTTCTCATTTATATGCACCAAAGCTATCATCTCATGTTATGTTTCGTGTATCTAATTGTGAACTACCGAGTAATCCTCGTATGTTCGACTATCTTCTAATTGACTACAAAAGAGTCAGTCTTGACTACACCCTATATTCTTAACATAAATAGTTGAATATGCAGGGTTATTCCTCTTGCAACTATTTCTCTATAAACTTTTTACATTCCCAAACTGGTGTAGTAACTTTATGTAAACAATCAAAGTCAAATAATAGGTTAGCAATTTGACAATTAATACTTCTATTTTCTGGCTTAAATTTTTTACATAAATAACATAAACAATAATCCCTATGTTTCCCCTTCAAATACTTTCCAACAGATACTTCTACGCCGTGATGTTTGTATTTAACAACTAACATATTTACCTCCTTTCATTTCCCCAACATACCCTAAATAACACTTCCAAGGATTATCACATTTTAAACAACTATTGAATCTATTATATTAGTCGAACATCTATTATTTTAGTCGTCCCTATAATACCAACGACCCATTATCTCCAATTCCGCTTCGTTGATCTCTTCTGGCGTGCCGTTCTCTATTTTGTCTAATAGTTCTTCATAATCCATTTCTATACTCCTATTTATTATACTTTAGTCTACCATTACGGACTTGCTGTGACATCTTACTGTTACTTGTCAACCTTATCACCCTAATCGTTACATTTAGAGATTTTGTCTGGTAAGTCGGACTTTCTCCAATTATATATATTATTTTGTATATTATGATACGCAAGTTATTTAGTAGATAACCTACTATATCTTAATTAACATTATTAATAACTACAACTGAATTATTTCCGTTTTGGAAATACTGTCATTATGCACGGCAATTGTGCATACTACCGTAGGTTTGCACAATGTGCGATAATATGTAAGGTTAGCTTTATAATATGTGTAATAAAATAGAACATCTACTTTGCAATATGTGTAATAATTTGTTACATTGAGACTGCAATATCTTCGACTACATTTTACACTTCTACACGCCCAATATACCTTCTGACAGTATATTGGGGAATTACTATTACAGCCAGAGTAACAGCCAGAGTAACAGCCAGAGCTTAATTGACCTATGCGACCCTTTCGGTCAATGTCGCCTTAGTCAATTCCCGCTATAAGTATAAATATATTTGGCTGTTAGTCAAGTTACATTTGCCTGTTTTCCCACCCTCACAGGCTTAGCTGCTATAGTCAACTACCCTACCACGTCTAAGAAATATAAACACAGGTTCATATTTTAGCGTGATATTTATTATGCCAATTATTAAGGGTTTGCCTATAGGACTTAACAGCACCCTCAAGCTGTCAGGGTAATTGTACATTTCTACTCTTAGTATATCGTACAAAACCCATTATCACCACTCTATTAAAGTGGCTCGTTGGTGGAGGTGGCGTGAATCGAACACGTGTGTTAAGCTTACACGAATTTACGGCTTTGCTTAATCGATACCTTACACCCCCATATCTATTATATCACATTATATTATTTATATACTTTTATTTTCATCTTTCTCGGTTCATCTATTAACTGGATCTTCCTCTTCCAGACCACGCCATGCTTTTTATTTATTCCCAGTATCGTTTGTGATGGTATACTCATCCGCCTTAACTTGCCTATACTAAATATATCACCGCCTACAAAAGCACCGTTCATATATATATTTTCAAATTCAGCGTCATTATGAAAATGGCCGGCAAGCATATAATCAGCTTTTTCAGAAAACTTGCTTAACATATCACCGATATTATTCTTTTCCCTTTTAGCCCCATAAAATGGTATACCAGCCCAGCTCCTGACAGTGTCTCCATGCTCAAGCCAAAACCGCCAGCCCTCTACGTCTATTAGCATATGCTGTGCTTCTGTAAATTCCAGTGATATATTATCAATCCCTCGTAATCTCTCCTGTATACTCCAGTAAACAATCCTATCAAAGTTATCTTTGGGATGTGCACCTTTTACGCTTTGGGTGATTCTGCCATGATTACCATATACCCCAAAGCATTTAATCTCTTTGAAATATTTAGACAGGGCAATTATATAATCGGTAAATAATTCTACTACGCCCATGATTTGGTCGGTAATCTGAAACTCTATACTTGCCATTTGATTATCCCGCATTATAGCATTGTCTATCATATCCCCGAGAAAAGCTATAACCAATTTATCTGGTCGATTAGGATAGTATTCTAATATCCGGCAAGTTTTCAGCAATAAGTAATCAAGCTCACGTTTAGCCACTTTTGAATTATATTCAAACATTCCCCCAATCTCTACCGGTTTAACTTTCAAACCATAATGAAAATCACTTACCATTTGCAACCACACCTCTTTTTTAAGATGTGATTTTATGATTTGCGGAATATATCTTTCCCTTTTCTCTAAACTCTTAACAACCTTTTGAGATATTTTTTCTACATTAACGTATATTTCTTTATCTTTATTCACCTTTAAAGGTATGAGTTTAATATCTTTCTTATCTCGATGTTTTTTTGCCCCTTCTGTTGGGTATTTACCACAATTCTCACATTTATATTTTTGTTTATTGTACGGATCAAAGCCTCGTTTAGTTAGCTTATCCGACCCGCAATATGGACACTTATCGATATAATCCCCTCCTTATTTAAAAATAAACTTCGTTAATATTTGTTCTTCTATAGATCCCACTTTTGGTATAATTCAGTCCTATATAAAGGACAATTAAAATTGATATACCTATTATAAATAGATAGACTATTATAACTTCTTTATCCACCCCATCTGTTCTGCAATAGCTAAAACTTTTCCCGGATATTTTGGGTCGGTGGCGTATCCTGCTTTCCATATCTCCTCTATATACTTCCTTGCATTACTCTTATTTATTACTGCCTGTTTATATCTTTTAGCACCCAAAATTAAGTTGCCATAATCGATAAAACTTTCAGAATAATTATTATAGGCACGAAATTCACCTATTACCTTTACTTTCTCCCCAGCAATATATTCGTGAGTCCATACTTCAACCGAGCCATTAGTGCCTTTTCCTTTAATTCCAAATAAATTATATGAAAACTTTTTTGTATGCTTGTCGATAGGGATATGCTTCCCCCAGCCAGTCTCAAGTATGCATTGACTGGCTAATATAGAAGCAGGTAGCCCTGTTATCGCTTTAGCTTTGTATGCTTCTGCTAATATTTCTATTGCAAATAATCGCTGTTTATTATTCACTTAATCTTTCCCTTCATTTCCTTCATTTCTGCCCTCAATTTAGCTATTGCAGGATTTTTACCGTTTAGCAATTCCAATATTCTGTCAAAACCAGACAATAATTTATTCCATGCTTCATCACTATTTTGTTCATATTTATTAAGATTGTTTAGCGTCTGTGCCTGTATAACTGCAATATCCTTGTTTAGCTTTTTATTTTCGGTTACGTTATCATCAATATTTTTTAGCCTGCCCTCGAATAAACTCCACATCTTACGCACTAAAAAAGTAGCTACCCAAAATATAAAAATATAACTTCCGTATTTATAAATTGCTTCAGGCGTTAGTCCTAACATTTACACCATCTCCTTTTACTTAAAATGTTCCTATTAACTTTGACTTCTTCTTTAATATCTTGCCTTGCCAATCCCTAATCTCCATACTCTTTAGCCCGTCAGGATAAATATAATGTCCAATTTCTATATAGTCATTAAATCCTGACTTGAAACTGCTATTACTAAACATAGCTAACTTGCCACGATACGGGAATACACAGACTGCGTGTCCCTTCTTCCCTTGCCAACGTGCCTTGTTATAGCCATTATAAATGACAAACCTTGCCTCAACTTTGATTATCCTGACTAAAACATCTACTGCAAACCTTGCGAAGTCCTCACAATCCCCGCTGTCCAACATAAATTCATACGGTGTTTTCCAATAATCTTTCACTTCACTTACCCAAGTATATTGTTTCAAAAACTCGTGTAGCTTCCTGATAGATGTCAGGTCTTTCACCGCATCTAAATATTCTTGTGTCGGTGTAAACTGTTGCCACTTGTCTTTTTGTTTAAAGCACATTTACATCACCATCCATATTATTAATCCACCTGCCACAGTAGCCAAAATATCCCAGAAATCAAAATAGCTTTTCTTGATTTTCAGGTCGTATGCTTCTTTTAATACTGCAATTATGATTACAGGAATAATCGGATAAGCTATAAAATAACTTGCCACCCAGAATATAATTGCCCCTGCAAGAAAATGGTATAACTTGTCTATATGTTTCATAATATCTCCTTAAAAGGCTGCTCCGAAAAATATTGCATTACCACCTGTTTCCTCACTCCCATAAGTAAGCAAGGTGTCGTTTGTAGAATTGTAAGAACCTTTCGCCCAAGCATTAGTTCTTCTTATACTTGATATTCTAACTTCATCTACTTTTCCATCGAAAGGTTGACCTGTGCCATTATAAGTAGAAATCCAAGATTGGTTGGTGTCATCAAAGTTTACTGTAGTTCCACTATTATCAGTATCACCAGGAGTTCCGCTATCAAGAAAATAAGCAAAATCATCATCAGCAAAAGCAAATGCTAAATAATGCCAACTGGCAGTATCTCCAAAAGCAATATCAACCCACTCGGCTTGATAACTATTATTATAGTAATAAACCCTAAGTGACCCATCAGCGTCTACTTTGAGAGTTAGTTCTTGACTGCCTGCTGTATTTCCAATATGCACTATCCTTTGATCGGCAATTAAACTATCTGTTTTAAACCATACTTCTACAAAACCCGCATTTCCAAAAGTTCCCAAAGAAGGAATACTAATTGTATCGTCTGTTCCGTCAAAATCCTGTGCTTTTCCTATTGGTGAAACAACTTGTGTAGGTTCGGCATTGGCTTTTTTAGTGGCATCATAATTCGTAGTGCTATCAAGCACCGTAGTATCTGTATCGTCATCACTTAGATGATAGACTGCTTTGTAATTGCTATCCCAGACACTTGCACCTGCAGTAGTTCCTATTGCACCGATATAAGTTGTGTTATCACTTGCACCGTTGTCATAATAATAATAAATATCCGTATCTGCACTTGATGATATAGATGTAACCTTGACATGATATATTGCCTTACTTTCAGAAACATCAAACAATTCTTTTTCTGCATATAGTTGCGTAGTGCCATCACTTGAGGTAAAGGCACATTTCATATAATCACTGTCAGCATCAAATTCGGTGAATATTTCTTCCGCTTGTGCTGCTGTGAAGAATACCGTTACAGGGAAGTCGGATAAGGTTGAATCTATCTTAGTATGGTCGATAGTTAATTTTATTCTTTTGTCGTATGTGCCGAATAAGTCAGCCATAATTTATCTCCTTTAACTAAAATCTTTACTTAATTGAGCATACCATTGTTTATCCGCAGTCTTATAAGTTAAACTTACTATGTCTTCTGAACCTGCCGCAGTTGATAATACCCCCAAAGTCCCATCTGTCCATTTCACTAATTGTTGAACTGTGTGAGTTCCTGTTCCAGTATCAGTTATATCAATATTTGTGCCAGCTATAGCATTGGCTTTAGTAGTCGCTACTTTAATATGATTTTCTGAAGTCCTTATAGCATAATAAATAGTATCTATGACTAAAGGGTCTGGCAAGTCAGCGTCTGAAGTTTTAAATCGTATTCTCGCACCCGTAGGAATATCAATTGTTAAGTCTATAATTTCTGTATCTGTATGCACATCAGTTGTAGCGATAGCTTCATCTTTTTGAGTTACAATTTCATCCATCACCCTTGTGCCTGTGCCATCTTGAGTAATAATTAGTTGTGCGTTTAAAGCCCCAGTAGGAGCAGTTATGGTAATGGTAAAGTTGTGTGCAGCGGTCAGAATTGCCTTATTACTATTTCCTAAATTCCAAGCTATGGCAGTCCCAGAAGTCAAAATCTGTTCTGTAAAATTAATACTATGTGCCCCAGATTGAAGCTGCTCACCTAATTCAGGTGTAGTATCATCCTTTATATTAGCTATTTTATTGTTAAAAGTGTCCCAATCAGCTGTAAGCAAGTATCCACTATTATCTGTGTCAGCAGGTTGAGTTGTTATAGTATGCTGTGCAGCTGTCAAATGGTATTCTTCCCCAGCTGTTCCACCTTGCAATCCACCAAGATTATTATGATTAGCAACCTCTGTCCCGCTAAAGAATTGAGATGTTACCATTATTACCGCAGTGAAACTTCCACCAGCTTGCGGAGCTATAATTGCCCCTATAAGGCAACCAAAATCAGTTAAATGGTTAGGTATTGTAGGTGGTATTATTGCCGCGATTTCTGCTTCTGCTAACGTATAACTGCCCGTGCCATAGACAACATATACATCTCCATCGTCAACGTGCCTATAGACATAATGAACACCATATCGAGCTACACCAACATTGCCTAAAGTTCCATCACCATCATCATAATGGGCAAAATCAATTACATTACTTCCTGTTTCTGTCCAGCCACCTGCCCCATCATCATAAACGTATGTAAATTGTGTAGTAGCACTGTTATAAGCGGCAAGAGAAAATGCATTCAGTCCGCCATAAACTATTCCAGTTCCCATTATAAAATTATTCGTGCCTGAATATTCTATAGCAGAACCACTTTCTAATTCTAACGCCCTTAATGTTTTTGCCCTCTGATGTAGTTTTCTAACTCCATCACCAAATCTAAAGCCACCATCTATGTAATGGACGTTATCACTGCCATCTTTCATCACCTTGCCAAGTGGTATCGCATTGTAACCGTTTGGAGCAGTTTCGCTTGTGGTTATCGTACAAGGTGTACCGTATGTAAATACTACAAAATAGGTTGTGTCAGCAGCAGTAATAGTTTGGTTATCTTGTTCGGCAAGGGTAACGGATGTTAGCACCCCCGTTGCACTTGCTGTTGAACGCAAGAGTGCCTTTGTGATAGCAGTTACCTTAAACGTACCAGCATTAGTGCCTGTGGTTACAACGCCACCTGTAACAATTCCAGCACTATTCATATCGTTTATATTATAAGCATATTTTTCTATTTCAGTTATTGCAGTTTCTACAACATCATAACTATCCGAAGTTACTACTTGACCTGCTTGTCTGTCCGTATCTAATGTATCTAAACTTCCGGGGAAATTACATTGATTCTTAGGCATGTTATCAGTCCTCCAATTCTATGTTAGATTCATAATTCCCAGCTGAAAATCTAACCGATATTTTTCTAATTATCATTTTCTTAATTAAAGTTTTAACAATACTATCTACAAATCCAATTACCTCGTATAAAATCATTCTCCGTTCATAACTATCCCCTAACGAAAATGCTTCTGAAAGTCCTAAGTCAGCAGTGCCAACTTTTGAATCGCTAATACCCAAAGTTTCAGCAATGGCTTCAGAAGCAGAATTTGCTATACTATCTATAACATTAAACGCCTCTGCTAAATCTATAATATAATGATTGCCATCAGTTATTGAAAAACTTTCCGCTAATCCTAAATCACCATCGGTTACTATTACATCGGCTATTCCAAAAGATAATGCATCACTTAGAATTCCTTTGTCGAAAGCTCCAACATCAAAACCGTGGTCTGCGGTATCAAATTTACAGGCAACATTATATTCCGCCATAATTGTCGCTACTATCTCTAAGCTGTCAACTGTGATAGCCGAAAATCCAGCAGTATTAAGCATACTACCAGTAGTACCATCGTTAAATAGCCCATATTCGGTTGCCGCTACAATCGTAGTGAAATTAGCTGTAAAAGTACAAGTCTTTTCTCCCGGTGTATGAGCATAAGTTGCGGTTTCCCGTTGATCTTCACTTGTTAATGTAGTTGATGCCGCATTCCCAGCAACTCCACTTCCGATAGCCATGTGAGTTATATCTGATGGTTGAGCATTTTTGCCTAAACAATCACAAATCAAGTCAAATCCTGCATCCGTTATAAGATTCTTTTGTTCTTTAATAAAAGCTATAGAACCATCTTTATTTCTACCGGTTAATTTCAGTCCACCAGTAATTTTTAATCCTTCTACATTTGGTCTGTCTTTACTCATTTTTTTGTTTACCTCTTTTTCTGTTTTTCCAGTCACAAATTTAATTATTTTATTTACCATAATATCTTCTCCTTTCTATTTTATAATATTTTTTTTACTGTAATAGTATCCCCAATCTCATAAGGTGCTGGTGTAGGTCTGGTTACTACCAGTTTAGTTTTTTGGTCTTTATAATCAGCCAGATATGCAGCCGATACAATATCCGCTATGGTCTGATTTTGTATAAGATGATTCTCGATTTTTAAAGTTCGCTTTCCACCTACTTTTGCTATATCAGCGTCACTTGCGGTTGCCTCTGATGTTATTTCAGTTTTATTTGCACCGTAGGGATAAGCTGTCTTAAATTCCAAATACGAGCCATATTTTGTACCCCAAGCTCCTATCGCATAAGCTCTGATATAATAAGTTGTGTCAGCAGTTAGCAATGTAAGCTGTAATGAAAATACTCCTTCGCTATAAGTACCACCGCCATTTTCGGACTCGTCCCAAGTGTCTGTTTCGGTTAGACCATATTTAAACCCTCGTGTAGTTATAGGTTCTACCACATCAAGTTCAATTAACCCATTTGCGGTCACCTTTGTAGGGTCAGCCCTGATAATATCAGTTGGTACTTGTGTAGTTACGGCAGGATTGGTATAAAAATTTACCTCCGAGCCATAACCGTAGCCACCTGAATTATAAGCATACGCCTTGACATAATACTTCTCTCCCCTTATAAGTCCAGTCATTGGTCTTGAAAATGCCCCAGTCCCGAATGAACCTATTTCTTCAGATTTGCTATCAGCTACCGTTGGGCTACCTGTCGTATTCCAGCAGACCCCTCGTTTGGAAGCATTTTCATCACCTGTATCTGTAATATTCCCGTTTCCAGTTGCGATTATTTCGTTGATATCCGATACCGCTTGAGTGGTAACCGTAGGAGAAATAGCATAAGTTATCACTAATTTGGCTCGGTATTCAGAGCCTCTCTCATTAGTTCCAAGATATGTTGTTTCTTTTCCGGCTGCTCCCTCAGCAGGTGGAGTTGAACTTATATCTGTGCTAAGCCGTAATGCAAATTTTGTAAGACCAGTTTTATTTATCCACCCTCTTCCAGTGGAATTTAAAGTAATAGTAAAATATCCGAGTCCACTTGTATTAATATCGGTAGAGCTTATACTGCCCCCATCGCCAGAATAATGAGAGTGAAGATAATCGCCTATTTCTAAAGGGTCATGAGGATATGTGGGTTGCCCATTTTGTACTACTAAATTCCAACCAGATTGACCTACTTGAACAACATCTACATTGTAAAGATGTAAAACTACCTGTGATATTGTAACATCATCTGGCAAACCCGATGTATCAAAGAAAAGAAAACCTCGATTTATAGTATAATAAGAAGGTGCAGAATAAAACTGCCCTATTTTTATATAAGTTAATGAATCATATACTGACCCTGTTGCATAATCATGGATAAAACTATATGTGTGAGTTGTAGTTTCACCATAAAGAAGACCTTCGCTTGCACTTGAATATACAGTTAATTCAGGCATAAAATCTCTCCCTTATCCTAAAGTTTCTCTCGTTTCACCCATTACAATTATATGATTATATACCTCATCAATATCCTCACTTACCCCTTGATTAGTTATACAATCATCTGAAAAAGTATCTACACTTGTGCCGATACTTGCCTTTGCTTTGAATATTGCATTACCTAAATAGTCAAAATAAAATCTATATTGTGCCACTTCGGCAAGTAACCGTATTGCTTCAAAAGCTGATGTCCCTGTATTGAACGATACACGGTCAATTTCTATACCTGTTGGGGTAATTAAATCAGTATCGGCTAACCAAGTATCCCTCGCAGTTTCATCTGCAAATATGCCCGCTGCCAATAATATATCTCCTACTACACTTTCCACGCTTTGAGCCTGAAAATAATAGACTACCAAATTATTAGTACCATCATAATCGGGGATTTTATCAGCTAAAAAACTAAACTTATTAGTAGCTCCTATATATCCAAAATCTGATTCTTTATATATCGGTGTTAAATGGCTACCATCATAAGGGCTTATGCTGTCTAAATAGGCTATATATAATCCTGTGCAGGTAGCATTCATACTATAATCTGCTGTACCATTTACAGTACTAAAAGTCTGCGTAGTTCCCCAATAAGTATTTGAACCATATAATTTAAAGTCTAATACAGTCCGCATAAAATCCCGCCCTGTTATAGTGCAAATTTCCTCACCTGCTACAGTTGATAATTCATAATTATCTATCCTACCGATGATCCACTGGTAATAGTAATTTGTTGAATCTACTTTAATGCCAGCATATACTTTTATTCTTCTACCCTGTTTTAGCCAATCATAATAAGCAGAACCAGCATTCCAGGAGAAATATCGCATATCTGTATTTAAACAAGTTATAGAAAATGAATAAGCACAAAAACGTGAAACTTCATCTTCAATATTGGTATTAATACTAAAATCTATTACATCGGGCAATTCCTGATAATCACCTTCGCCATCAATATCTATTTCAACTTTTCCAATAACTACAACTGATTTACTTTTAAAATCAGCTACAGTTAACGGAGTAATAGTTTGCATATTTATACCTCTTGTAATGTAAAAGTAATACTGTATTCACCAGTTGACTTATCTAATGAACCGATAAACCTGACTGTATAAGTGACAGATTTATGGATAAAATTCAAAGTGATATCTTTATTATGTTCGGCTTCTATATTAGTAACTTCTGTTGATGTGGGTTTAATTAATGTAACCGTAAATGCTTTTTTAGTAATCGGTGCTTTCTGTACAGTTACCGAACCATCCAAATTAATATGAGATGATATAATGGGTTGCCGTGATATAGCAACTATTGTATTTGTAAAAGTCGATTCTGAACCTGCAGTTCCTAATTGTATATTCATAGTTAAACCTTCCTAAGCTGTTGCAAACTTATATCCTTGCATTGCAGCTTCTCGCTTAATTAATCTAAGCATTTCTTTTGCATCGCTTCCCCCAAATTTGGGAGTATTTATTACAATTGCCCCCGGTTGTATATTTATTGGATTTGAATAGCTTTTTTGCTGATTATAGGTATTCTGGGAAGCAGGGATAACTGCTTCACCTTTATGAATCATAGCTAAGCCTGTTCGGGGGACATAAGGAGTGCCTACAGCATAAGTAGGAGTTCCCACTAAATTTGCAGCAACAATAGCCTGTGCTTCCTCGTAAGAGCCAGCGTGTTGAATAGAAGGAAGATTTGTTAATCCTATAACTTTTCCTGACTCATCCTTTATCTTTCTTATAGATCTTGCCAACTTTTCATTTTTTTCTATACTGCTATCTTTTACATTATTTAATTCATTTAACTTTGCTATTTCTAATTCATACCATTTTTTGACTTCCTCAATAGATAATCCCAAATCAATATAAGCCTGCCTTTCCTCGTCTAATTTTCTAATAGCTACCTCCATAGCGGTATGGGTTAGCTCGAATATTTTATTAGATAATGATTCTGTAGCTTTTGCTGCTTCTTCCTGTTTCTTCTCAAATTCCTCTAAAGTAATCCCTGCACCTGCTGCTACTTCATCTACTATTTCTAAAGCACTTGCTATATCTGTAAATACTGGCATAAGTTTTTTACCTGATTTTGTAGCTTCATCTGTTTTTTCTGCAAGACCGTCCATTGAAGTAGCTAAAGTGTCAATCTTTGGAGCTGCTTCTTTGGCTTCTGTCCCCGCTTCTTTGAGTTTTTCCGCTGTTTCTCCTGTCGCTGTTGCTAATTCATCATTAGCTTCAGTAACTTCTTCGGCTGTTTCTTTGTATAAACCTAATTTCTCTAATACCCATTTGACTTTATCCCAGAGCCAGCCCAGAGCTTCGGTTACTTTCCCCACTACTGCAATGGTAAAATCTCTTATCCCGCCAAAGTTTGTAGTCCAGGCAACCGCTAAAGCACCTACTGCCAATATAATTAATCCTATTGGGCCCGTAGAAGCTGCCAGTGCTTTCATAGCTATGCTGATAGCGGTAATCGCAACCTTCATCTTTAAGAAAACAGCAACGGCCATCAGAATGGGGCCGCCTACCGCAGCCATAACTCCCAGCGTTGCAGCTACTTTTATCAGCATTTCCACTAATGGCTTATGAGCGTCAGCCCATGCCTTGATTTTCTTAATAATCTCTAATGCCTTTTCACTAAATTTTATTAATGGTGGTATTAATATTTCCCCTATGCTTCTGCCCATACCCCCGACACTTTCTTTTAAATCGGTTATACGGTCATTAAATTCAGCTGCCTTTGCTGCTGCTTCTGTAGACATCACAATACCAAGCTCTTTAGCTTTTTCCATTAAGGCTTCAATGCCTGCTCCGCCCTCTTTTAGCATAGGCAATAATTGAGTTCCATATCTTGCCCCAAATATATCAGTAGCCAGAGCAACCTGTTTAGTCTCATCAGTCATTGCAGCCAATTTAGTAGCGGCTTCTTTTAATACATCCATAGTCGGTCTCAAATTACCTTCGGTATCGGTAACAGATATATTTAATTCCTCAAATGCTTCTTTAGCTTCACCAACCCCCATTGCAGCGTCATTCATTCCACGAGCCAAATATCGGAGTGATTTTTCAACTGTATCTAAATCAGCCCCGCTAATTTTAGCAGCATAACCTAAAGCAGATAATTGCTCGACAGATACATTAGTTCGTTTAGACATTTTATCAAGTCTATCACCTAATTGAGTAGTCTTTGTTACAATAGCACCGAATGCAGCAGTGATCACTCCACCGGCAATAGCCATACCTTTACCTATACCTGCTAATTTAGCGGACATAGCAGCAGCAGACTTTTCAACCTTGCTTTGTGTCTTACTTAAAGACTGCACTAATTTATTATCTTTAGCTGTGATATCAATAAAAGCCTCACCGAGTTGAATAGCTACTCACCACCTTTAAAACTTTTTTGGGGTCTTTATCCCCCGCTTTTTCGCCATCTTCATTAAATCTTCTGTTGTTGTAGTATCTTTTTGCTTTGATTGACTACCTGAAAATATCTTTTCTATTTCTGGTATATCACTCATATATGAATTAAATTGATATAGAGACATATCAGCTATTTGGTTAATCGTAAAACCGTAATATCTTGACAAGAGAGCAAATGCCTTATGCCAGCTTATTTCTTCTTTGCTCTCTTTGGGGAGTTTTTTACCGTCCCGCCAATTTTCATTAGTGTATTAAATATCTCATCATAATTATCTAAATCAATTAATTCATCTACATCTTGTAGTGTTATTTCTGGCTGATATTTTTGCAGGCTTTTCCATAACATAAAGCAGACCCCGTCCATAGTGGACAGTTCTTTTGTTTCGTTTATATCCCCATCCATAATAGTAAGAATTGATTCAATCCGTTCAGCTTTATCAGTTACAACATCCTGGATTATCTTAATCCGCTGCCCTTTTAAATATTGCCGGAAGTCTGCTAAATCCCGTAAATTAAATATACCCAACTTATATTCCTTACCTTTTATAGTTATAGGAATACCACTGCCAGTTATATTTTCTAATTTATCTTTTTCACTCATATTTCACTCCTTCTATTTTTTAACTTGATTCTGAACTTAATATACTATCACCTTTAAAACTCAAACTTTCATTGACCAGAGTATCTACTGCCGATGTTATAGAATGCCCGTCAACTTTTACCCAGCCTTCATATCGTAAGCTACTGGCTTCATCAACATAAAATCTTATTATTAGACTATCGCCAATCCATTCCAATACTTCTTCGGTTAACCAATGCCGTTCCGCACTACCTGTCCAGCCTTTTAATGCTGCTATATATGTTCGATGTCCATCATCGCAATAATCAGTCGTTTCTAATATATCGCAAACATTATCAGCACTCCAGTTAAAGAAGCCACATACTACCCCGATTTCGCTGTATGAGTGGCAAGTCCAGGTAACCGTATTATCAGCAGTAGTGCCACCAACTGTAGTTCCCCACGGGGAAGGCTCTGTTGCTCCCGAAGTTCCATCATTGCCTGCCGCCACTTCATAATAATAATCATTCGGGGTCGTTGGTAATACTCTATCACCCACTTCATAGGCATGGTCAGCCTGCCAGGTTTCAGCGTCTTTATGAGCATATACGCCTTCATTCCAGTATTTATAGGTTACATAGACTGTGTCAGTCCCGCCATCAGCAACTACTAATGAACCAGCAACCGTGCAATAATATGCTTTTGTTATAGGATTGCTACCGCCAGCGTCAGAAGTTACCTTACTTACCAATACATTCGTATTCGCCAATGATTTTACACCATCAACTAATGTAACTTCTTCATTGGCTACATCTATACCATCACCATAAGTAGCATATATTGCTCCTAATTTTCCAGCTTTTTCCAATTTAATCACCTCTAATCATAATTCATTTACCTTATGCTGAAGTTAAAACACATTCACCAGTACCCTGAAAACTAATAGTTGCAGTTACTAACATCTCCTGTGTATTTCTCTGTCGCTCCTACAATGCTAAATACTAAATCTGTAATTTCATCTCCAACACCTATTGTATTTGCCGTATCCCAGTTAATTTCGCAACTTCCAGTCCAACCGTCTAAACCTACGATATAAGTTCTGTGTCCGCTATCATCATAATCGGTTGTTTCTAAAGTATCACCTACTAAATCAAGACTCCAAGCCTTAACACCTGCTGTCAGTCCTGTACAAGTTATACTTCCGCTTTTTCCAGCTACTTCTGCCATTATTAATCACCTTCCTTTCTTTTTTTATTTTTGTATCTCTAATCTATACTGTACAAAATAATTCCATATCCCATTTTCTCTCGTTAGATTATCTAATTCTCTTTTCATATATATACTATCCCAACCCGCTACGGTTAATGAACACCAATCGTATAACGCCGTTAATTTAGTGTATATATCATTAATCGTTGTCGAGCTATTATTATTATCGTAAATATTAAATTGTATTATCACATTTTCCATATCTTCGGTAAATGTATAATCAGCTACCCCGCTAATTTTATGATAGACTATGTAAGGGTATACTGTCCCCTGCGGAGCTTCGGTTAGATACATTCCCGATACTACAGCTTTGAGTGCTGTATTGCCGTTATATTTATTCCAGATACCTTTAAACAAACATTCCATTTGTATCCCTCTCTAAATTATTCTTAGTTATAACTTTATGGCATTCTTTACATAAAGTAATTCCGTTATTAATATCCCAAAGCTCTTTACAATTTAAAGCTTCTTCTAAGGTTGTAATTTCATAATATCGAATTAAAGAAATAAAACTATTTATATGATGTGCTTCAAGATAAGTTCCTCTTGCCCCACATTTTTGGCAAGTAAAATTATCTCTACCAAATACCATTAATCGCCATTCTTTATATTTTGATGTTTGCCTTATTCTTATATTTAAATCAGAAATGCCACCTTTCCAATTCCAATGTTTAATACCAGCTCTTCCTATTTTCTTTTTTGTTTCTTCTGAATGATAATGTCCTAAACAATTAGTATTCCCCATTTTAGCTTCACTCATTTTCTTTTTTGCTTCATCGGACATATACCACATACCTTTCATTCCTGTTGTTCCTTTTGTAGGTGGATGCCCTAATTTAAATTGATTTGCAGTTGGTTTACCCTTTTTTGATTTACTTATATTATTTTTATGTTCTTCACTAAATTTAATACCTTTTAATAATGTTCCTCTTGCCCAAATAGGTATATCATATTTCTTTAATCTTCTAAAGATAGTTGTATTATGATAACCATATTTTTCCCCTATTATAGTAGTGGATATTTTTTCTTTAATATACATTTTCTCTAAAATATCCTTTGTTAATACTTGCATATAATCTCCTTATATAATCTTCTTGAACATTTGCCTTATAGCCTTTTCATTCTTATGTAAAGCAGGTCGCAAATAAGGCTGCGGTGCTCGATTAAATTCAGGATCTTCGCTACCCATTTCAACTGCCCTTGCATATTCAACATTACTACCAACCCTGCCAATCATGCCTTCTATCTCATGAGTAATCGAACTTCTTAATCTTCCTGTGTCTACTGGGCATAATATTTTAGCGTCACGTTCCACCATTAAACAAGCCTTACTTATTATCTGCTTATTTGCCTTATTTATTTTGCTAATAACTTTTGCCCCATACCATTTTACGCCCATTTATACTTCCTCTTTCAAAGTTATTCGTAACCGCCTATTCTGGCTATGCCCCATATTATTAATATAGATAATCTTATATGTAGTCGTGCCTTTAACAAATATATCAGCTTCGGTAATAGTTTCGCCGATAGGATAATCGATATAAAAGTAATGGTCAGCGATTATCGTAAGCTTGTCTGCACTTAATCTCTCATCACCTTTGATAGTAGATAAGACATCTGTTATTTTTCGCAAGCCAGCCCAAGCGAATGTTTCGCCGCCCATTCCATCTGGCGTCCCTGTCCATCGTCTTAACTCCATAGTGACCTTTTTACCTATCATAATTAAACCTCATGCAAATAATGTTTTTGGAATAGTTTTAATTCTCTTATTAGCTATTTTGCAATATTCTTTATTACTATCTATACCTATATATTTTCTCTTTGATTCTACACAAGCTACCGCTGTGGTTCCACTTCCTAAAAATGGATCCAGAACAATATCACCTTCATTGCTTGAAAAATTTATACATCTTTTAGCTAAAGCTACAGGCATTTGGCAAGAGTGTAATTTTTTATTTGTTTTTATATCTAGTTCTGCTTCTTTATTTTTTATACAACCAGAATTAATAGGTTTTATATCATCCCAATAATTAGACATCTTGCCTTTAAATATTTTTCCGCAACCACTCCAGTAATTATCAGGCTTTCTCCTCTTTTCTGCATAAGTGTTAAAAGTTGGGAAAAATCCTTTTGTATAAAATAATATTATTTCAGCAAATTTATCATAATTATTTTTAGGATGTCCTTGACTTTGATTTTTCCAACTGATTATATTTTTATAACTTGCAATATTATTTAAAATTGTCATCATATTATATAGATTATCTAAATCTTGTTTAACATATATAGAGGAATTTGGTTTTAATATTCTACTTATTTCTATAAATATATCTTGTAGCCAATCCCAATAATCTATTCGATTATCATCATAATCTTTATAAGGATAATTTTTATTATACGGTGGATCCGTTACTATTAAATCAACCAAATTATCGGGTATCCCCTTCATCACTTCTAAACAATCACCACATATTATTTGATTAATATAATCCTCTATCATACAATCTCCCTCTTAACATACTTATCTAAAATAGCCTCCGCCTCTTTCGGTATATCTCCAACATCTAAAGTTATACTTATATCCCCTACTTTATAATTCTTTATCCCGAATATTTCCTCTTGTCGCTTCTGATAGATATATTTAACTATAATCTTTATTGCCAGCTTCAAATCACCAGGCATATTATCCGAGCTATACCCCGCATAATAAGTAAATCTAACATTGCCGTGACCCTCGCTAAAACCGCCGCTATAGTATATATGGTCGCTAAACACTTCATAACTATCCTCATCAATTTCACTGCTGCCAACCCAAAGCTCCCTAAAGTGTGATAATATTACATTGTTATCATCTGTATCAGATGTGATGCTATCGATAAAAGTTAAAGTTAAAGCAGCCACCCCATCTGTATCTATGGTAAGCAGACCGCTATTGCTATCGCTATTTTGCACTAATACTTTATCACCTGCCACAAAGCCATCATCCACAAAGCTACCACCATCAGCCCTCGTTACTGTTTTTGCTGAACTATCCCAGACTAAATCGTCAAGATTAACCGCTAATACCGGATATTGTTCAAAGTATATTATTGGCTTTCCATTCCCATCGTGCCGTTCCTTCACATATAAAGCCGCCTCAAATTTTCTATTGCAATAATTCTCTACCCAATCTTCAACCGCATTATGTATAACTGATATAATCTCTGATGGGTCACTCGTTGTTATATCTGAAGTGATAGTCTGGGCTGCTGCATGGTCGGCATTAAAGCCAAACAATAGCCCTGCATC